GGGGGAGTTTTGTGTTGCAAAAAATAATATATGATATACAATAAAAAGAAAAAGGAGATGCTAAAATGAATAGTAACACACAAAGAAAAATAGAAGAATGGCTGAATAAAGGTTATCATTTTACAGGCATATATAAGTTTGAAGAAACTGCACAGCTTTATAGAGGCATTAAAGAAACCAAATGCTTAGTAGCATCCTTTTGCAATGAGTATAACCTCAGACAAGATGTCCCTATAAGTGAAAATGAAAGAGAAGAAGTAGAATCCTTAATTAAAAATTATACAAAAGATGTGAAGTAATGCAACAAAAGTAGCTGTCGCATAGTTGGACTTAAAAGGTTTGGCGGAGCGATAGCTCTTTTTTTATATTATATAATCGCAAAGGAAGGTGGTGAGATGGCCGGCTATGATAATATAAAAGATCACGGTTTTGATAAACGAACAACGGAAGAACAGCGACAGATTGCGATAAAGGGCGGCAAGGCGTCAGGGAAAGCGCGGCGCCGAAAAGCTGACTTCAGGAAAACCCTGAACCAGCTATTGACCACTCGAATAGAGAACCCTAACATTACTCCGCTGCTGGACGAGATTGGAATCGACAGCACACTTGAGGCGGCCATGCTCATGGCACAGATAAAAGAGGCCATGCAGGGCAACACGAAGGCTGCATATTTCGTGGCGCAGTATGCCGGGCAGAGCAGCAGGTCAGATGATGAAGCAAAGAATCTGAAAGCTGACACGGAATTGAAGCAGGCGCGAAAAAAGGCGACCACAGGAGAAAATGAAACCGATGAGGCGCTGGAACGGCTTGATCAGATACTGGGAGAGATACGGAAAAATGCGAATGACACCGAAGCAGAATGAATATATCAGGAATGCAAATAGCCGTTGGAATATCAAAAGCGGTGCAGTACGATCCGGAAAGTCATTTGTAGACACATCGTTTATCATTCCGCAAAGGATCAGGCAGAGAGCCGGGAAAAGCGGCCTGGTCGTAATTTTAGGTGTGTCACGAGAGACAATAGAAAGAAATGTGCTGCAACCGATGAGAAAGATCTACACAGATCGCCTCATTGGTACGATCAACAGCAGGAACATTGCAAGGGTTTGCGGAGAAGATGTCTATTGTCTGGGCGCTGAGAAAATCAGTCAAGTGGCGAAGATCCAGGGCTCCAGCATTAAATATGCCTATGGCGACGAAGTGGCAAAGTGGAATAAAGAAGTCTTTGAAATGCTTAAATCGAGGCTCGATAAACCTTACAGCTGCTTCGACGGGGCCTGTAACCCGGAATACCCTACGCACTGGCTCAAAGAATTTTTGGAATCCGATGCGGATATTTACTTGCAGCATTACAGGATCTTTGACAATCCGTATTTGGATAAGGATTTTGTCGATCATCTCTGCCAGGAATATGAGGGGACGATTTACTATGACCGATACATCGAAGGACTCTGGAAAAGGGCCGAGGGGACGATCTACACAAAATTCGCTGATAACCCGCAGCCATTTATTGATGCGATGCCGGAGAAAGATAACATCAGCAGGATTGTTATAGGGGTTGATTTCGGCGGCAATCAGTCGGGACATGCGTTTGTGGCCACAGGCTTTAATGGCTTCAATATAGCTGGACCGATCATGTCAGAAAGGATCATGCAGAAAGACTATAGCCGGCCGATCGATAGCAACATACTTGACGGCATGGTTTGCCGGTTCATTGAGAAAGTACAGGAAAAGTACGGAGAAGTCTCAGAGCTTTACTGGGACAATGCAGAGACGGTCCTGGGCAACACGATTAGAAATGCTGTAGAAAGTGTCTTCCCTCACATTATTGTGAGGCCGGCCAAAAAGATCCGTATTAAAGACAGGATAGATTGTACCGTCAGGCTTATGGGAGCCGGGCGTTTTTTTATAACAGAAGATTGTGAGAGCCTGATAAAAGCTTTTCGAGAGGCCGTATGGGATAGCAAGACAGATGAGCGTCTTGACGATGGCAGCAGCGACATAGACAGTCTGGACGCATTTGAGTACACGATTGAGCGTGACATCAGGTATCTCATAGAATGAGGGGATAAAAGATGTTCGACAAAATAAAGAGTGTTTGGAGGAGTATGAAAAGCATGTTTAGCAGATCAGATATAAAAAGAATAGCTGGTGGCAATGTTGAACTGACATCAGATATGGTTGAGGCTATCGAGTTTTGGGCCTCCATGTTCAATGGATCGGCATCGTGGAACAATAGAGCATCGTCACAGGGCATACCCGAAGGCATTTGCAGGGAATTTGCGGACATTGCCATAAATGAGATGGACGCCGGCGTCGATAATGAGGATCTTGATGGGCTTTTTCATGTGGCCATAAAAGACCTAAATGAGAACTTGCAAAGCGGGCTTGCTTTAGGTTCCATGATCATCAAACCTATGATGGGCGGAGCCGTCGAATATGTACCGGCGACAGATTTCATACCTGTTAGATTTAACAATGGGAAACTGACAGATTGTGTGCTGATTGAAAGAAAAAAGCTTGGGGATAACAAATACTTTTTTAGGACCGAGAGACACAAGCTTACAGAGCAGGGACTCCATATAGAAAATAAAGCGTATTTTAGCACAACATCAGCGGCTTTAGGCATACAGACATCGCTTGTAGATGTGCCGGAATGGGCAGATTACCCGGAAGAAATCAGCTATCCGGGTATGAATAAGATGGACTTTGGGTTTTATAAGAATCCGCTCAAGAACAAGATTGACAGCACTGCCTGTGGTGTTTCCATATATTCCGGTTCGACCGAGGACCTGATACGAAAAGCAGACATCCAGGCCGCAAGGTATGATTGGGAGTTTGAATCTGGAGAGCGAGCCATCCATGTTGATGAAAGAGCGTTGATATATGAGCGCCGCACAGGGAAAATGGCAATGCCGAAGCTGGATCGCAGGCTATACAGAGGACTTAATATTGATGCGGGGACCGGAGAACTTCTCAAAGAATATTCCCCGGAAATGAGGGACGAGTCATTCAACCGGGGTTTTGAGAATTATCTGCGACGGATAGAATTTGCGGTCGGCCTGGCATATGGGGACCTTTCTAACACTCAGTATGTAGAAACAGAGATAAAGGTCGCAAAACAGAGAAAATACAATCGAGTTACGGCTATTCAAGAAAACCTCAAAACCTGTCTGGAAGAGCTGGTGGATGCCATTGCCTTTTATAACGCTATGTATACGACTGGGTACACATTTACTTGTAACTTCAATGATTCAATCCTTACAGACGAAGAAGCCGAAAGAGAGCAGGATAGGCAGGATGTGGCAATGGGATCGATGAGACTTGAAGAATACCGTGCAAAGTGGTACGGGGAAGATATAGAGACAGCAAAGAAAAACCTGCCGCCACAGAATGATTCGATATTGGACAATCTGAATCTGAGGTAACAGATGAGCTATAAGGATAAATATACTGATGTAATCGAAGAACAATTCCGTAATCTGGAAAACAGGATCATGAGCGATGTGATTCGCCGGATCAGGAAGACCGGTGAGATCACAAGTACGGCAGACTGGCAGATCAACCGGCTGCGGGAACTCGGATATTCGTCAGAGGATATTGAAAAATTTATCATGAGCGCGCTAAACGCCACTTGGCCGGAAATGTTTGAACTTTATGATAAGGTAGTGGACTGGGAATATGTGAGGAATAGAAAAATATATGAGCAGATCAACGCAGAGTTCATACCATATGACGATAATGAGCAGCTGAAGCAGTGGGTGGAGGCAGTAAAACAGCAGACAGCAGCCACCCTGCAAAATTTCACCCGGACATTGGGACTGGTAGAGCAGATCAACGGTCAGTTGACATATTTACCCTTAACTGATTTTTATCGAAAGACGCTTGATGCGGCGATAATGGATATTACATCAGGCGCATTTGATTATAATTCAACGCTGCGTAAGGTGGTGAATACACTGACACGCAGTGGGATCCGAACGATTGACTATACAAGCGGATATTCAAGCCGGCTGCCAGTGGCCGCACGGCGGGCAGTAATGACCGGTATAACACAGTTAACCGGCCAGATTAACGAGTACAACGCCGATAAACTCGGAACCGAGTTTTTTGAAGTTGAGTGGCATGCTAATGCCAGACCTTCACATAGAGCCTGGCAAGGGAAAGTGTGGACAAAAGACCAGCTTGTGAGTGTATGCGGTCTTGGAACAGTGACCGGTCTTTGCGGTGCAAACTGCTACCACACTTATTATCCGTTCTTTCCGGGTCTTTCTGAGCGCAACTGGACAGATGAATGGCTAAGGGAACAAAATGCGGTTGAAGACGAAATAAAGACCTTTCATGGCAAGGGATACACCGGATATGAAGCTACGCAGAAGCAGAGGCAGATGGAAACCTCCATGCGGGCACAGCGGCAGAAAGTCAGACTACTGGAACAGGGCGGGGCCGACAAAGCGGACATAACTATTGCAAAAGCCCGCTACCAAGGACAGCTTAACGAGTACCGGGAATTTTCGGACGCAATGGGGCTTGAAGCTCAGATGGAAAGAGTTTACATAGACGGGCTTGGAAGAGTGGCGCCTGGAAAAAGTCCAATAACGGTTGTAAATAGAAATAGAAATGTTATAATGAATCAAGCGAGAGGATCCGGGGCATTCCAATCACTGAATATGAGGACATTAACATCTGACACGGATATCTCTATTGATGATATTCAAACCGAGATGGATAAAAGTCCAATAGGCAAAGAGGTGTTGGAACAGATTGAAAAATCTGCTGATGTTAGAATCCAGGTTTTGCAAGGTGTGAGAGCCCCAAATGGGGAAAGAGGATCACAACAGGGAAGCAACATAGTAATCTATCTTGATGAAATCGCAAATGTTAGGGTTGCCGCACAAACCGTAATCCATGAAATGACGCATTTCTATTATGATATTGGTTATTGTCAATGGGCAGAAGCTGTGTGCTTTGCTAAAGAAAAAATGCATATAGAAGGTAGAAATAAACTAACATTATCAGAATTGCGATATATAGTTAAACTGACAAAAGATAATTATCCTGAATTGGAGTGGAAAAAAGGAGGTTATAAAGATGGAAAACCTTTTAGCAAATAACGACTTGTTTGAGCGATTACACGCAGGCGAACAGGTTAAATGCACAGTATGTGGCAAGGGGATAATAAAACCTATGAGTAAGAGGCCTGTTGAAGAAGAGTTTTGCTTTGAGTGTGATAATTGCAAAGCGCATTTTAGATACGATCCGGTGAATGTGATAGTAGAATAGTCATAATACGGGATGATTCGAAATAGTTAACTTAAAGACCAGTCATAGCGGCTGGGCTTTTGTTATACAAAAAATTCGCCGATCTGCGGGCGGTATCGCAGAACTCGTACGGGGAAACGCAACCCTCGGTAAAAACGCGGAGCGAGAGAAAGGAAAAAAATGAAGAGAGATTTTTTGGAAGGACTTAAATTGGAGAAAGATGTCATTGAACAGATCATGGCAGAGCACAAGAAAGAGCTGCAAGCCGAACAGGCCAAGGTAGCGGCCGCAGAAGCCGACAGAGATAAGTATAAAGAGCAGCTCGATACGGCGACGGCGGAGCTGGACAAGTTCAAGGATGTTAAGCCGGAAGAACTACAGGCTACCATACAGAAGCTTCAAGCAGACCTGAAAGCAAAAGATGACGAGTATGCTGCAAAAGAAGCGGACCGTCTGTTCAGGGATTCCGTAAAAGAGGCGATCACAGCTGCCGGCGGCAGAAATGAAAAGGCAGTGATGGCTTTGCTTGATATTGATAGCCTTAAAAACAGCAAAAATCAGAAAGATGATATCAAATCGGCGCTTGTGGCACTGAAAAAGGATAACGATTATCTCTTTTCAAGTGAGGAGCCGATCAAGAATCCAACGGGTCCTACCGGAGGCAGCGGGGGCGGCGATGCTTCTTCCGCACTGAGAGCAGCAATGGGACTGCCAGAAGAAAAGAAATAGGAGGATAAATTATGGCAAACAATATTGCACTTGCAAAAAATTATGTTGCACTTCTGGACGAAGTGTATAAAAACGCTTCCCTTACATCTGTGCTGAACAGTGATCCGTCTACAGCCAGAGCAGGGGCGAACGCAAACGAAATCATGATCCCGAAACTGTCGATGGACGGTCTTGCGGATTATTCAAGAAACGACGGATATGTTAAAGGCGATGTAGCATTCGAGTGGGAGACTGTAAAATTCAACTACGACAGAGGCAGGCTTTTTGAAGTAGACAGCATGGACGATGAAGAAACCGTCCAGCTGGCGTTCGGACGGCTGGCCGCTGAGTTTGTAAGGACCAAGGTCGTTCCGGAGGATGACGCTTTCACTTTCGCCACCCTTGCAGGAATATCGGGAATATCAAAAGTGGCGGCCGGTGCAACGCTGTCAGATGGTGCAGGAGTTATGACTGCCATCAAGGCGGGGCTCGATGAGATGGACGAAGACGAAGTGCCGCAGGAAGACAGATATCTGTTCATTACACCGACCAACCTGTCGGCCGTAAGAGCGATGGATACCACCAAGTCCAGAGAACTGCTCGATGGCTTTGTTCAGATCATAAAGGTGCCGCAGAGCAGATTCTACACCGCCATAGACCTTTACGATGGTGCAGATCATACAGGTTCGTCCGGTGCTGATGAGACCATCGGAGGATATGTGAAGGCTGCGGCCGGCAAGGATATCAACTTCATGATAATCCATAAGCCGGCTGTCCTTAAATACTGGAAGCATACGGCATCCAATATCATCACTCCGGAAAACAACCAGAGATCTGATGGTTACATCCAGAAGTACAGGAAGTACGGCTTAGTTGATGCATATGACAATAAGCTTGCCGGTATTTATCTGCATCACAAGGCTTAGGAGGCATATATGGCAAAGACTGTAGGCCTCACATTTGTTGAAAAGGCCTCAACAAAGAAACCGATCTCTACAACAAAAAAAGAGGCCATAAAGGGAGAAAAGAAAGAGGAATAACTATGGCTGCGTATGCTGATTACACATACTATACCGATACATTCGGCGGCAAACTGATCCCGAAAGAAACATTTGACCGGTCTGTCAATATGGCAGGCCGGTATATCGATCAGTTTACTTACGGACGCATAAATGAGGACAATGTGAATGACATTGATGGGCTCAAAGATTGTGCTTGTGATATGGCAGAGAGCATATATAAAATGCTTTACTCATCTTCAGCGCAGGCCAGCTCCGGCGAGAAGAAGTCTGAAACTATTGATGGATACTCAGTATCGTATGTAACGGCACAGAAAGACGGAGAGGACATCAGAGTGGCGCTGGCAAGAAATCTCTATGCGCTTGCCACCTTATATCTTTCCGGTAGCGGCCTGCTATTTGCGGGGGTGAATGACTGCTGTGATTACCAATGCGGATGTAACTGTATATAGGCGCACATATGATTCGCAAACACGCCTTGACAGATGGGAACGGGAATATGTTCCTGCTGCATGGTGGTTTAAAAGCGAGGAGTCATCTGTGGATGCTGACGGAATCCACAGGGCGGATAAGGTAACAGTCAGGATACCAGGGATTGCTGTTCAAGTGGCCAAAGAAGACATTATTGTCAAGGGTAAGTGCGAGATAGAGATTACTTCGCCGAAAGATTTGCATGGTCAGACATTCTGCAAAGTCATGTCTGTGAACTATAACGATTTTGGCGACACGCCACATATCCGGATCGGAGGGCAGTAATGGCAGGGAAAAAGAAATTTGTGATCAATACTCCTCGCGGCTCCATTTACACTATGCGCAATAAAGGCGGGACAACAACGGCAAGACTTTCTTGGACACCAGGATATGGTGCATTGAAATCAAAGCAATTCACCAAAGCCCAGGAATTTGTTGATTCCGAATGTTTGAGAAAGATGAACCCGCTGACGCCGCGCAGAACGGGATTTATGATCAAGTCTGCCACTCTCGGAACCGTTATAGGCAGCGGAAGAATTGAATATCTGGCGCCTTATGCACGCCGGCAATACTATGAGCATAAGTCCAAGAAAAAATGGTTTGAGACAATGAAGCAGGCTCATGGAGAATCTATAAGAAAGGGGGCCGCAAGATTTGCCGCAGGAAAAAAGTAAACCGATTATCGAAAGTATAAGAAATTTTATCCTAACCTGTCCATTCCTTGAAAATTGGCGGGTTAATATTGATTATCTCAATATACCGATGTCGTATAGCATAGATCCGTTGCCGGCCGATCCGGTTGTTCGCAGATATACGGACGGAGGGGCGATAAAACAGTATTTGTTTGCGTTCACCAGCAAAGAAGAATTTGACGGAGACGCACGAACAGGAATAGAAAACAGCGGATTTTATCAGCAGTTTGAGGAATGGATAGAAGAACAGAACAATAAAAGAAATCTGCCGATATTGGAAAATGCAAAGCAGTGTCCCGTTTTAATAGAAACCATTCAGAGTGGTTATCTGTACGATGCAGAGACTGATATGGGGCAATACCAGATCCAGTGCAGATTAGTTTACGAACAGGAGGTTTAGAAAAATGCCAGGAACAGAGAAAAAATTAGTGCAGCGAGCACAGCGTTTAGCCTTTTTGGATACCGGATCATCCGGATCGCCGACATACTCAAGGATGACGGGTTTTACTACCCTCACGACAGCTAAAAATCCTAAAGAATACACACGCCAGTATGTAGATGAAAACACTGAGCGCACCGATGTAGTCGGATATTCGCCAAGCATTGAGTATCAGTTTGATAAGCATACCAACACGCCAGTGCAGGACAAGTTATCTCAGATCCATGATGGAGAATTGGTCGGAAGCGATACGCATGTTTCCATCATTGTTGTTGATTTGTTCGAAGAACCGCAAAGCAATGCATACCCGGCCATACAGCGTACATATGCAGTGATTCCGGACAGCGACGGAGATGGCACTGATGCGCTGATTTACTCCGGGACATTTAACGCTGTAGGCGAGATAGTAAAGGGCACGGCCACATCTGCCGACGGTTGGCAGACGGCAACATTTACAGCAGAAGATGCTGATTAGGAGGATACCGATGATTTATGAAATAAACGGCGTTCAGCTCGATATCGATATGGCGGATGTGGATTTCATAGAAAGGTATGAGGCGGCGTTTGAAAAAATGGCCGCCTCTGAAGCCAATCTGCCAATGGATGAAAAAAATTCTGTAATAGCGTCAGCATATGTAAAGATGTTCTATGAATTGTTTGATGACATATTCGGAAAGGGCATGGGAGAAAAAATATTTTCCAAAAAACGGAATATCAACCTTTGTCTTAGCACATATGATCAGTTTTTTGATATATGCACCAAACAAACTGAGGAAAACAACGAAAAGTTAACGGCGATGTTCGCTAAATATATGCCACAACAGCGAAAGTGATATGTTTGAGAGAATTAACATCTTCTATGAGCCGTTGCCGGAATCGGTGTCCATAAATAATAAAGAATATGGAATCATTACAGATTTTCGGGAGTGGATAAGGTTCACCGATATGCTCAGAGATAAAAAGGTGCCCAGCGGGGTCAAGGAGCTGCTGGCGCTGCATATGTTTGACGAACCACAAAAGCTTTCGGATGTGAGTATGAAGGAAATTATTTTCGCATTTATGGATTTTTTGTCATGCAAACCATGTGAGCAAACTATAGCGAGCGGAGATGAACAGAGTGATCCGGTTGAGCGCGGACCTGAGATACTGTCATACAAGATAGATGCACCATACATAATAGCGGGATTTTTACAATGTTATGGAATAGACCTGTTAGAAATACCATATATGCATTGGTGGAAATTCAAGATGCTGTTTGATGGGCTGAGTGAGGAGACAACAATAAAAAAGATGATATATTACAGATCGGTTGACTTGTCTGAAATCAAGGACAAAGAAGAAAGAAAACGGATACGGAAAATACAGCAGCGCATAGCGTTGCCACAGGAAATAATGAGTGATGAGGAAATTGCGAATGTGTTCGCATGAAGATAGATAGTGCAAGAGGGTGATTAAATGGCACAGGTTGATGGACATCTTACCTTTGATACGGAAATAAATGAATCCGGCTTCAGCTCCGGGATTAAAAAAATAGGAAATGTAGGTAAAAAGGGCCTTGGACTTTTGACTGCAAGCATTGCCGGTATAACAGGGGTAACGGCCGCAATGACCACAGGTATAAGTACCGGTATTAAGTTCAATGCATCTATTGAGCAATATACAACTTCTTTTGAAGTTATGACAGGATCTGCGGAAAAGGCAGCGGAGATCATGCAGAGACTTCAAAAGATTGGAGCAGAGACGCCGTTTGAGACTGAAGACATAGCTGAAACGACCCAGCTTCTTATGAATTATGGCCTTACAGCTGACGATGCAATAGATAAAATGCAGATGTTGGGAGACATTTCACAAGGATCTGCTGATAAAATGAACCGCATTGCGACTGCTTACGGTCAGATGTCTTCGGCCGGCAAAGTGACACTTGAAGATGTTAAGCAGATGATTGAAGCAGGGTTTAACCCTCTTCGTGAAATATCAGAGAGCACAGGCGAGAGCATGAGCAGCCTGTATGATCGTATAAGCGACGGGACTGTAGCCGTTGATGAAATAACCGATTCTATGATCCGTTCTACTTCTGAGGGCGGAAAATACTTTCAGTCGATGGACAAGCAGTCTCAAACGCTAAACGGAAGGCTATCCACTCTTAGTGACACTGTAAATGCGAAGTTGGGAGAGGGCCTGCAAAAAGTATCGGATATTTTGCGCGATAAGATAATCCCTTGGGCGACAGAGGCGGTTGAATCACTTGATTTTGATGCTATCTTCAAGACGGTAAAAAAACTTGTGCCGTTATTAACAGCTGTGGGAACCGCTATGGCAGGATGGAAAATCAGTAAAAGATTGACACCGCTTGTAACAGGTTTCCAGGAGGCTAAAGTCGCATTGGCGTTGTTTAAGCTGCAAAGCGATGGGATGACGATTTCTCAGGCGGCACTAAATGGAATGCTGACAAAAACACAGATAGCTACGGCGGCAATGACCGGGCAGATGACTCTTTCCACAGCTGCAACAGCTCTTGCAACAAAGGCTTCTGCCGCATTCAATGCTGTATTATCTGCAAATCCTATAGGGCTGGTGGTGACTGCACTTGCACTGTTAGCTGGGGGTCTTGCTATAGCAAAAGTGGCGTTCGAGGATTCTGATAGCGAGGCGGCAAAATTTAAAGCAGAATTAGAGGAACTGGACGAAAGCACAAAAGAGTATACGGAAACCATGAGCGAAATGGCAGAAACACGAAACACTGCCATCGAAGACGGCGTCGGTGAATTAAACTACTATCAGTCACTGAAGGATGAATTAGATGCGCTGGTTGATTCTAATGGAAATGTAATGGAGGGATATGAGAACCGGGCATCATTTATTGTATCGACCCTGAACGAAGCGTTAGGGACCGAGATTAAGATGACTGACGGGGTGATATCCGGCTATGAGGATCTATCCAAGAGCATTGATGATGTGATAGAAAAGAAAAAAGCAGAAATCATCCTTTCTGCGTATGAGGAAGAATATGCAACAGCTATCAAGAAGAGAGGAGAATTGCTTGAAGGCTTAGCGCTGAAGCAGGAGGCAGTTTTACAAGCAGAAGAAGCGTATGTTGAGGCAGCCAACAATGGAGCGTCTGAAAAGTATCTGGATAAGTTAGCAGCCAAGGTAATGGGAGCCCAAAACGCATACGATAGCTACGCAGAGACAGTGAAAACGAACTCAGAAGCGATATCTAATTATGAGACAATGGCAGCAGATATTGCAGAGGGCAATTATGACAGGGTTATAGCGGCCACTGGTGATCTGGGTAATGCTTTGGTTGATGTGACAGCGTTAACCAAAGAAGAAACAAAGGAGCAGCTGGAAACGACTAAAACTAACCTTGCCGCCCTAAGGCAATATTATGAGGACACAGGAGATGCAACAGTCCTTGCTGATATAGAAAAATACGAAAAGCAAGAAGCTGAACTCAATAAGCACCTGGAGTCCATGAATACCGTAATACGCGAAGTGGACTGGGAGGCTTCCGGAGGTTATATTATCGATGGTGTTCTTTACGGAATAAACACAAGAGAATATAAGCTGATCAATAAGGCACAAACGCTTGCTACAACTATAAGTCAAAAATTCAACAATGCGCTGAAAATCAAATCACCATCGAGGGTTATGGCCGAGTCCGGTGGTTTTGTGGTAGCCGGTATTGAACAGGGTATAGAGGATCAAACGCCTTCATTGCTGAAGACAGTGGCACAGATGGCGACATCGCTTATAAACAAAACACGAGGCATTGATTTCGGCGATATAGTTGATAGCACAATGGGCAAGATCAATTATGCGATGTATCCGGATTCAATAAATGTGATGAGGAATCGGCGCAATACTGGATTTATCGATAATAGGGATCGCGATAATGCAACGGGGCCCGGAGAGGAAAAGCGGTACATCATTGAGATGCCTGTTAATTTGGATGGCAAGGAAATTGCCAGAGGTACAGTAAGCTTTACGGACAGTGAGCTGGCTGAAAGAGAGCGGCTTGCAAGGAGAGGAGTGACGGCATGACAGGGGTTAAGTTTGGCAACACACATTCTGACACACTGGGGTTGCGGTGGCTCGGCACTTTTGTTTTATCACCGCCGACCGCAGTAACAAAATATGTCAACATCCCAGGCCGCAATGGCAGTTTGGACTACAGCAATGCAATTACAGGATATGAAATATACGAAGATCGTTACATAACAATGGATTTTGAAATGGAAACGACTTCGGAAGCGGATTATGAGACCAAGTTAGCCAGCATTATGAATTTAATCCACGGGAAGCGTTTACCTGTAATTTTGGACAGCGATCCGGGATTTCAATGGGATTGCCGATTGAGCGTTTCAAATACCAGATCAAATTCGAGATATTGCAATATCACCATCACCGGAACCGCCTATCCATATAAGCGAAAAACTGCCGATACCGTTGTCGAGGAAACAGTGACCGGCGTCGCCACGGAGATAACATGTGATAACCTGGCAGAACCGGTGATCCCGACCATAGAAACATCGGCCAGTATGCAGATAAAATTCGGAAATAAGACTTTCAATGTCCAGGAAGGAACGCACACCCTGGACATTTTATTTATGGCGGGAGAAAATGTTCTGACGGTCACCGGAACGGGGACCATTAAGATCACATACAGGGAGGGGAGCCTCTAATGTATAGGATACTATCAGACGGATACACAGTCTATGATCCGCGCCTTCCAGACAATACGATCATATCCGGGAAATTGACCTTAGAAGTGAATAAGGCAGGGTCCCTAACATTTACTATCCCGAAAAGCAACCCGCACTATGGCATGATCTCGCTGATGAAGAGCATAGTGACGGTATATGACGACGATAAGCTGATCTTTCGCGGAAGACCCTATGCGCCAAGCCGCAATCTGTATAAAGATAATGAGATCATGTGCGAAGGTGAGCTGGCGTTCTTCAATGATACATATCAGGAGCCGTTTGAATACTACGGCACTGTAGCAAACCTGTTCACGCAGATGATCGCTATGCACAATTCGCAGGTGTCGGCTGAGAAGCAGTTCAAGGTAGGCGTGATCAATGTCGTAAATAATACCGCCGAGGGATATATAACCAGATCTTCGATCGAATATCTGACGACATGGGATTTCATTCAGGAAAAATTTCTTGATCTGTTGGGTGGCTATCTTCATGTGCGACATGAGGATGATGGCGTATATATAGACTATCTGTCGGAACTGAATTTCGCCGCCGGCCAGGATGTGAAGCAGGGTATAAACCTGGTTGATGTCACCGAAGATGTGTCTACGGAGGATCTGGCTACAGTGGTGATTCCTCTTGGGGCCAAAAAAACAGACGAGGAAGGCAATGAAACGGATGAGTACCTGACCATCGAGGCTGTAAATCCAGGCGGAAAGATATATATTTCAGACGATGATGGCGTATCTACTTACGGCTGGATCGTGAAAGTCACACATCACGATGATATAACGGTGGCATCTAATCTACTGGCCGCCGGTGAAGCAGACCTTGCAGCAGCCATGGGTGTTGCAACAACCATAAGTCTGACTGCCGCAGATCTGTCAAAGGCGGGTTATACAGTGTCACCGTTTGCTATCGGAACTAAGGTTCCGGTCAAGATAGAGAATCTGGATGTGGATGAGTCCATGCTCATCCAGAAGCTAACTATAGACCTTCTGGCGCCGGAGTCCAGCCAGCTTACCGTTGGCGCTACACGCAGATCGTTCGTGGCTAATTCCATAAATACGGACAAAGCGATAGGTTCGATATATAACGATATATCCAATGATAAGAAGTCGACAACGCAAATCATCACCCAGCTAAAGGAAAACACGGTGTCGGAGATAACATTCCTGTATGTCCAGACCGATTCACCCACAGAAGCTCCGGCCGAGGGCTGGTCGGATACATATCCGACCTGGGAAGATGGCAAATACATCTGGCAGAAAGCAGTGACGACCAACGGCAACGGTGAGGAGACTGTCATAGCGATAACATGTCTCACCGGTGCAAAAGGTGCTACAGGAGAATCGGGAACCCAAGGCCCGCAGGGTCCGCCGGGTCCTCAGGGCGATCCCGGAGAAAAAGGTGATAAGGGAGACAAAGGTGATACCGGCGACACCGGCCCGCAGGGCCCGCAAGGAGAAAAAGGCGAGACTGGTGATACCGGAGCAACAGGAGCCACTGGTCCACAAGGTGAGACAGGTCCTCAAGGGCCACAAGGGGAGCAGGGGCCTCAGGGCGAAAAAGGCGACACAGGCAGCCAGGGACCCAAAGGAGATCAGGGTGAACAGGGTATCGGAATTAGTGAAAGAGAAACCCAGTATTACCTATCAGAATCAGAAACCGAATGCACAGGAGGGGAATGGACTGATACCATGCCGGCATGGATATCGGGCCATTTTTTGTGGATAAAGGATGTCATCACCTGGACAGATAATTCTAAGACGGAGACTACGCCAATTCTTGCCGGCGCTATCAATTCAGCCAATGAAGAGGCGAATCTTGCGCAGAACAACATTACCCAGGTCCAGCTTGAGATGGCGTCGAGCCTGGAACAGACCGAGGAATATATCCTGTCAGAGGTCACCAAGGGATATTACACTAAGGAACAGGCAGAAGACCTGATCAGCCAGCTATCGACCCAGATCGAGCAGAACGCAGGGGCAATAAATATCCGGTTCCAGCAACTTCAACAGCAGATAGACGAAACCGGGGAGACAATAGTCGAGCAGAACCAGTTTATCAGGCTGGAAAACGGCGAGATCATCATCGGAAAATCCGATTCCCCCATCGTATCGGTATATACCAACAACGCACTGGAGTTCAGATACAACGGCGTGACTGTGGCACGGTTTACGAACGAAGTCTTAGAGGTCCGCAACATCGCCGTAGAAAACCAGTTAAAGCTGCATGATAACTGGGCCTGGCGGCGAGGAGAGCAGCAATCCGGCGGCGGATATAATCTTAACCTTATTTATTTAGGATAGGAGGCCCGTAATGGCATTAAGTTTATCAATATCAACATCACAGGGCACACAGTCGGTCGCCAATAATACCACGCAGCTTACGGTAAATGTAAATATATCGTGGACATATGGTTCATATGACCATTATGGCTCATCGAAATATGTGACCATCAATGGTAAAACATATTATTTTTCAAGCGTAAAGATAAACCCGAACAGGACAACATCAGGGTCTCAGACGCTATATTCTACAACCGTGACCATACCACACAATTCGGATGGTACAAAAACCGTGTCGATTTATGCATCAGTTACGACAGCGACATCATCGGGAACCGTTACGGCGTCGCGGTCGGTAACATTGACGACCATCCCGCGAGCGACAACGCCGTCGCTATCTGCGTCGTCCGTTGCATTAGGGTCCGCCGTGACCATAAGCACCCCACGGGCGTCAAGCGCGTTTACGCACAGTTTGCACTACAGGATTGGGTCAGGGTCATGGGTGGAAATAGAAACCAATGTGGGGACTTCATATTCCTGGACGGTGCCGAAGTCGATAGCAAATAGTTTTCCGTCGGCCACATCGGGCATCCTGACGATACGCTGCATTACATATGACGATGGTGATCAGGTCGGCGACGCCAAAACGGTCACACTGACGGTGACCATCCCGAACACCGCCGAATTTAAACCAGCCGTTGGTACGGTATCAATCTCGGAAGCAGTGCAGGCCGTGACAACAGCATTCGGCAGCCGATATGTGCAGGGACTGTCCCAGCTTAATGTGGATATAGAAGCATCTGGTGCATACGGTTCGACGATACGATCATATTCTACAAGCGTTGACGGGGTGACATACAATTCTAACGCATTCACATCCAATGTGATAAATGCGTCCGGGACCCTGTCGGTAACCGTGACGGTAAGCGATTCGAGAGGCCGTACAGCGTCAAAGACGGTCAATATTTCTGTTGTGGAATATAAGCCGCCGGCAATAACCGGTATGAGCTACCAGCAGTGCAATGCCGACGGCACGGCAAATCCAACAGGGACCTCTACGAAAATATCCATAACAGGCCAGGTCAGCAGCGTTTCATCGCAGAACAGCCGCACTCTGACGCTGAAATGGAAAAAATCAACGGACAGCGCATATCAGACCAGAACCCTGACGACATCCGACTGGGAATTTACGGTATCGACGATCGTAAACAGCACGACGCCGGACGAGACATATGAGTTTGTAGCAGTTTTGGAGGACAAAATCAACACTGTCGAGAATGCAGTAACCACGGGGATAATCGCCATGTCCTTCCTGGCCGGCGGCAAAGGCGTGCGCCTGTTCGGAGAAGCAGAAGATGCCGGATTTTGGGTGGACAAGATCGACTACACCATAACCGAGGAAGAGTATGATGAGCTGATATCGTTGCTGGGGGGGTAGACGGTTAATTAGCATACTTCAGAGTTTTGTTAAAAGCGGAGGAGTAGAAGGTGAAGATGGTGGGCACAAAATGGCCCTTTCATGGGATGGTTCTCATGTAATAGTCAGCATAGATAATAATGCTGCCACAAAAACGCTTTTAGACACTTCTATGGCGAATGACTATGTCGTAGAACAGGGTGTTTCAGGTGGCTGGAATTACGAAAAATGGAACAGCGGCCGGGCAAAGGCATGGCGTAAGACAACATCGTCTAATTTTGGAACATCCGGCCAGGTCGGAGGATTCTATTATAGGATTTACAGCAATAATATTCCGAGTGGGATCTTCGTTGAAATAACGGATGCACATGCCGATTGCAGATGGGGAACAGGAGTAAGCTGGGCGTCTGCCAGAAATATAACACCAACAAAGTTTGAAGCAATATATTTTTCAAATCAGAACGGCGGAGCAGGTGAGTTCTACCACGAAGTTAAAGGCCGCTGGAAGTAAAGGGCGAGGATAGCTATGGAAGAAAAACGAGTATTCGACATATTAAAACGCATCATATGCCGCACGCCGAAGATCCAATGTGGCAGGATAACGGGGATCTCATGTCCGGCCGGGGGATACATAGACATTGATATCACATTCCCTGAAAAATTTAGCGAGGACCCAAAGCTGATAGCGTGCTTCGAGAGCACATCGTCAGCGGCCGGGTTTGGGTCCTGCAACATAGGCGTGCATGATGTGACTAAAACAGGAGGTGTTATACGGATGTTCAACAACGATTCCGGGAACCGGGCCCCATACATAGTATGGATCGCCGTGGTTCCTGAAATATTGGCCGGGGGGGGGGTACTACTTAAAAAGGTTATGCGCCCTCTGGCAGGAAAGGCGGTGTTTATATGACTGATAGGTTATTTACACCGCTAAAGCAAGCGTTCGCAAAGATACGATCTATGTGGAACCTGTTGGGCGAGTACGAAGACATAACAGATCAGGTTACCCTGCTCAATGGCTGGACAGATCAATATAACAGCTTTCGTGTATTGAAAACGCCTGGCACATTGATCGTAACCGGACTGCTAAAGCCCGGAAAAACAACGATGAACAGCAACATAGCGAAACTGCCGGATGATGTATGGTCAGAGCTGGATGATAGATGTTATTACACATATGGTGTAGCAAACTATTTGAGCAAGCATACAAGCAGTCTGTTCTCAATCAGGTCCGGCTATCTGAGGATTGACAACAACTTGCCGTTTGATGGCGCTGGAGATAATGTGGGACTATTTGCTATAAATGGAATATTTCCGATCGCAAACTTTTCCCTGGGGGGGGGTACTGCGTAGCCGCTATTTTCTTAGGAAGGTGGCGGTTGTATGAGGCTTTATACAATATTAAAAGGAATTATTCAAACCTTAAGAACTATTGTATCAACCAAACAAAACAAAACATGGACGAAAATTGGGAGTGGACAAGGTACGGTCCGATATTCTTTGACCAAATATACGGATCTGAGCGTGTATGTGACATTCGGCGGAGTAAGGGTGGGCCAACTTATCCCGACATCAATCGTGCCATCGAGCGGGTCCATAACGCTATTTGTGGGCTATTACAACAATGTAATATATGTCACCTTGTCAAAAACGCAAGCAGCAATAGCAAGTCAACCTGCCGGATATACGGGAAATTTGGAGATCTACGCCCGGTAACGGGGGTGATCGTATGAGAATATACACACTCCTCAAAAAAATATTCGATAAGGTAAAAAGCATATCTACAAGTCTGACCAGCGTGCCGGTCACATTGACCGTGTACTCAAACAGGGTCACGGATGTATCGTATTATGCAAGGTACTACCCGTTTTCTGGAATGGTATTTTGCAGGATATACGGTATTTTAGATTTCGAACCGGGAACAGGGGATGACTACTGGATATTCCGGGTCAGCGACACATACGCACCGGGGGCCCGGTATGCACTGGCAACATACAGCGCAAGCAGAAATTATAGAGCCAATATACGATCAGACGGGTATGTGGCGATAAGAAAGGACAGTACAGCGCAGACCATGAACGGGTATGCAGTTTACATATCCGGATTTTGGTATGTGGGATAGGAGGAAAAAATGACCAACAAATCCATAGGGGGGGGTACTGGTAAAAGTACCATAATGAAAAGATGGGCGGTGATGATATGAGGATATATACCATCCTGAAGAAGATCGCCCAGAGAGTTTTTGCGATAAAAGATTATGTGGTGGAAGAGGGCAGCAGCGGGATCTGGACCTATCAGAAATGGAACAGCGGGATAGCTGAATGCTGGGGGCAGATCGCTGCGCCCGGCGGTACAACCACATCTGCAGAGGGCGGCCTGTACTGGAGATCA